TCTTCTTCCATTGCATCCAATTTGGATTTGCAATCATCGTAATCAGCCTGAGCCTTAGTTTTTTCATCTTCAGCTTTTTTCAGCTTGCGTTTTAGTTCATCCTTTTCGTCAGCATCAGCTTTTGCTTTATTCTGAGCTTCCAAAATGGCGTCGTCCTTTGCTTGTTCGGCGCGTTTTGCCCGATCCTCAATAGCATCAATCGCCTTTATAACGTCATCAGCGGGTGCCGAATCGTTCAGACGAAGGCGCATAGTCACCTTTGTGAAATTTTCCATTTTATTACCTTTAAAAGTGTTAATGTTTGTATCCGTGTTATTGGCATTATGTGCCGTATTATTTGCGTTTGGTAATAGTTGATTTAATACCAAATTACATTCTTTGTAAAAATTAGCCGGTTCAGAAATCGTCCGTAAATACTTTGTGTTTTCGCCCGAACTAGGATCAACTCTATCGCAAAGATTCATTGGCTCAGCTTCTTTTGCAGTGATGTAAGTTGTCCGGCTCATCATGTACTCAACTTGCTTTCTTGTCATTTTGCAACGCTGCTCAATCATTGTTATTAATGAATCTTTCATCGTATCCAAAATCTTATCAGAACCACCGAAAGGATTGTGATACATCAACCATGCAAAGTCCATCATGATACGCTTGCGTCCGGCTTGAAAGATTACCGCCGCAATAGAAGCAACACCACCCATAGCGTAAGTATCAACCGGCGTACGGGTTTTGAGAATCGTTGAGTAAATCGAATATCCATCCATCACAACGCCACCAGGCGAATTAATCCATACCTGAATACGACGTTTACCCATGCCATCAAGTTGCAGCAATTCAGATTGAAATATTGCGCCATCAATGCCCATGCCTTCACCCTGAACGAAGTTGCCGTCTTTGTCGACAGAATCACCATCATATCCAATATGCTTATTAAGTAGCATTATCGGTTCGTCGGCTGTGGGGTCAATGCAGTAGATCATATGAGAGTTCGGATAAATAATTAGCGTAAATTTACAACATGAGAAAAATTAGCGTAAATTGTAGCATGGAATTTTGAAATATGATTATCTTTGAATAAACAAATCTTAATCAGATGAAAATATTAAGTCTTTTCGATGGAATGTCATGCGGTCAAATTGCCTTGAAAGAATTGGGGCATGATGTAATTTATTACGCTTCTGAAATCGACAAACACGCAATCAAGCAAACTCAATTAAACTTTTCCGATACGGTTCAATTAGGTAGTGTTACTGAGTGGCAAACATGGAATATTGACTGGTCAACCATTGATTTAATCTTAGCTGGTTCGCCTTGTCAGGGTTTTAGTTTTGCCGGAAAGCAATTGGCTTTTGATGATCCGCGCTCTAAACTGTTTTTTGTGTTCGTTGAAATCCTGAACTACATTAAAAAGCTTAATCCAGATGTTAAGTTTTTGCTTGAAAATGTGAACATGAAAAAGGAATATTTAAGGGTTATTTCTGAATATGTCGGAGTATTTCCGGTAAATATAAATTCAAATTTGGTATCGGCTCAAAATCGTGATCGTTGGTATTGGACAAATATTAGGACAAAGCAAGTAGGATTGTTTGGTGAATTGTATGTTGATATTCCACAACCGAAAGACAGGGGATTTTTACTGAAAGATATTCTGGATAGCGAAGTCGATGAGAAGTATTTTTTGAGTGATAAAATGCTTAATGGACTTATTAACCATTCAGACAAAAAACAATCTGAAGGATGCGGGTTTAAATTTGAGCCAAAAGATCAAAATAAAAAAGGTAATGCAATTACTCAACGATGCTATAAAATGGGTGTTGATGACAATTATATTGTTGCCATGCGAGGACGTAACCCAGATAATCCATCAGACAGAAGAACAGGAAGTCCAACAGAACAACGATTAGAACCCAAAACAGACGGTAAGACGAATTGTCTTACAAGTATCGCAAAGGATAATTTGGTAATGTGCTTAACGCCAAAGCGAACAGAATACGGAAAGCAAATTAGGAAGCAATACGAATCCGGTGAAGTATCAGCCATGCGAAAAGAAGTAAGTTCATTAGAGCCGCGAGAAGATGGAAAAACAAATACCATAACAACGGTTCAAAAGGACAATTTAGTAATTCAGCTTAATCCATCGAAGGAATCAGGTGGCAATCAGCCATACCAACACAATCGGGTTTATGATACTGAAGGAATTGCGCCATGCTTAAATACAGATGCAAGAAGTCCGGGTGTTTTAACTCAATCCAGAATCCGAAGATTAACCCCTACCGAATGCGCCAGACTTCAGACAATTCCTGATTGGTATAAATGGGAATGTTCCGACACTCAAATTTACCGGATGTGTGGGAATGGTTGGACAGTCGAAGTAATTAAATGGATTTTGTCATTCATGTAAAAAGCCGCTTAATTTAAGCGGCTTTTAATTATTTACTATTCAAAATCCTTTGTTTTTCCGGATCAGATAATGAGTTGAATTTTTCCTTTACCGCGTTTTCAATCGTCTTGCTTTTGCTCAGTCCTGTGTGTTTTGAATATCCATCCACGAATCTGGCAAGTAGTGGCGAAAGATAAACGCGTGGTGAAGTGTTCTGTATTTTGTTATTGTCGTCTGCCATCCTAATTCAAATTTAATTTATCCTTCGCATAAACGGTCGCCACTTGTGCGCATTCTTCCGGCTTAAAATATTCAATCAATAACGATTTGCCAGTATAAACCACTTCGCGGCGGATCGTCACATCGTCAATAGCAAATTCCATTTCAGCGGTTTCCTCATCGTAGTTATCACGCACCCATTTTTTAAAGATTGAGTAATAAGCCGAACTGAGTACGATTGCTTTAATTGGCCTGTTAAACTTTCGTTCGTGCTGAATGCAGGCAACGCACATATCAACCGATATACTGCCGGTTTTCTGGTATCGTTCAAGGTCGAGTACTGGTGGTTTTTTTTTCATAGGTTATTTGTCTTTTGGGTAATTTGAATCGCTCCAACTAACTGTTAAATTAGGAGTATTTACATTTACATTTTTATCTGCCCACATTCTCAAAGCAAATGATTCAAGTGGCGTTTCGGCCATTACTGTCATTTCGCCCATTGCGTTAATTTCAACTTTCATATTTCTGGGGTTTATGTTTATTTCGCAAAAATTATGTATTCAAGTGCTAAGTTTTGAGTCACGTTAGATAGTTCGTTAATGAAAAATGTAAATCCGGTGCTCGACCTTGTTCTTATCGCCGGTGGCCTTACATTCGAATCATCTCCTGGTGCCGATGGTGAATTACTAATTAATGTCATTTGCACATAGTAGTTAGCAGTGCCAACATCACTAGGAAACGTAACGGAATAAGTTTGTCCCCCTGATGGAATGTCCCCAATGTTATACGAACCAGCATACAAAATAGGATACAATCCGTTTGCACCTGGAATAACGAAATTCGGATAACTGCCCGTCACTCCGGCACCAGATATGTTTACCTGAGGTGGCACAACTAATAACGGACTATTTGCCTGACTAAAATCTGCAATTCCTGAGCCGCTTGTTCCGGCCAATACCTGAACTTTGCGAATGTCGTGTACGTTATGAACCGTCGCATCTGAAAACGTAACAGGGTCAGCATACGTCGTGTATTGAGTTGTGATAATCTGAAATATCGCCACATTACCCGAAGTGCTGAACGACGTTGCATCAACCAAAAATATCTCACCCTGATAAAATACGGCACCCGCTGAAATAACGTAGTTTGGTGCAGTTCCGGTATTCTTAACCCCAAATAATATGTAAACCGTTGACGCATTGTAAGCGTCGCCAATATGACTTTTAAGAATTGCGGCCAACGCTTCTAAATTTGCATCCTGTAAAAATTGCAGCGTGCCTTTTTTGAGTGGCATTTGGGCTGAATCGGAAATCGGGGTGACGTTAAGTTTTTTCATGAGTCGTATCGTGTGCGCTTCGCGCGGTTAATTTTCCTTTTGTAATTTCAAGTCGTTCAATTCGTATCTAGAATCAAGCAATAAAATTTCGGTTCTTGCTTTTAATTCTTCAAGTTTTCTCATTTTATGACAATGATTTAAATAGCTACCGATTTCAAATCCAATAATACAAAAAATAATAAATGCTAGGATTTTGCTTGTTTTTTCTTTCATGATCTGGATTTGTTTAGTTAATAATTCACAACCGTATATCTCAAACTTGCCGGAATATATTTGTCAACAAAATTACCGACAGCCTTATAATTCGCGTCAACCGAAATATCAAGTGCTAAGATAGGAATATTTATTTGAAAATTGTTAAGATAAACGAAAGGAAGTTGACCGCCGATAAAATCGGATGATGTCGTTTCTCCAATGGTTGAACAATAGGCTTCGGTTTGTCCGATTAAAAAACCATCGGTTATCGCGGAGATATTGCCAATGTAAATATCTGAAATGTTCGTAGGCTGTCTAAACGTCGTTCCAAACTGCTTATTTAGCGCATATTCAAGTACTAACTTTGAGCCGCAATATAAAATCCGCTCTTTGACTCCGATAAAATTATCCTGAATTAATAGCCAAAGCGTCGTATCAGTTGGTGCGGCGGTGTTCGCATTATCAAGACTCAAATAAACTTTCTTTTCATAAATTACCCTATCGAGATAATTATAAGTTCCTGGTGCGTAATCTGTAATTCCGACTTCCTCAGCCCCTTCATAATATGAACCAAATACCAGATCACGAATCCATTGAACGCCGGTCAACAACGATTGAATAAACGCAATGTTTTTAGTGTACCGCTTATCAGGAGGTAACAATTCAATACTAATCTGGTTAATGTTTATGTCGTAGAGGCTCATAACTTAAGTTTGAAATCGATAGTTTCTGAATCCCTACCCATCACGTGACCATACGACGTTCCATCTTCTCGAACCACAATTCGAAATTCAGGAAATCCCAATTCTTTCGGGTTCGCATGATTAATCTTTGCTTCACTCACAAGCCAATCAATTAACTTTTTAACTTCTTTCGATTCGATTATTTTTTCGTCTAATAAGCTCATTGTGTTGTGTGTTTAGGGGTTTACTCCGCTATAAAATTCAACGTATCTGCAAACGTTTTACCGCTTGTAGTTTCCTGTTCAATGTATCCGGCTATTGGATTCCAAAGCCGCTGTAAAGTCGTTTTATTGACAATCAAGTCAACGCCGGCCGCAAATACCGATGAGTTTTCACGAATACGAACATTATTCATCACCACATCATTCACACCCGCAACTGATCTGATGACGTTTTCGAGGTCAGTCATTTTCAGTGCGCCGTTAAAATTAGCAATTGAAAGATTGTGCAAAAAAGTAGTTATTGCTGTAATTACTGAATCCTGAATAACGGACGAGTATTGACCTGAATAGTAAACATCAGCATCAATATAAAGTTTGTCAGCATCAAGGGAAATAATTGTATAATTGATTCCAGCTGTACCCAACAAATTAATGTACGATTGGGCGGCTGCAATTTGTGGCGCATCGAGCGGAAAGAACGGCACTAAGCTAGTCGCAACGCCCGAAGCTACTTTGATTGTTACCTCGTTCGGCGCGGTAGAAGTGACAGAACAGGCCGTTATGATTCGAAGTGTTTCGTCAACAACCGGATATTGCGGTATAGTGTTGATAAGCTGTAAAACCTGAGGATTAGTAGCGGAATACTGAAATTCAAACATTTTAAGCTGAATCCAAAGCGCATTGGCAGCGGCAGCCCGTGAAGCGGTTTGTTCAATCGACGTTTTCAGTGCGTCGGATAGTTGTTCAACATACGCGGTGCAAATTGCAAACGTATAGCAAAACAAGCGCATAATATTGCGTTTACTCCATTTCGTTGAGTCAATCGTTATGCCTACCGCCGCAAATTGAGCGATAAGGGTTGAAACGATCTGGGTATTCACTTGTTCGACCGACCTAGCCATTTTGTTCGCTTAACTTGGTTTCAATAGCATCATGAACCGCTTTTATTACGATCATTGACAAATCTTCTTTCGCTTTATTTAAGTCCATTTCTGAACATACATTTACCTGCTCAATAATCGGAGCATTAAAACTAATCGAAATTACTGGTATTTGTGCCATGTTATTGTGTTTTTTGTGGTATTATAAAATAATCATCTTCTGGTACATAATCGGCTGGTTTCTCAACCAAATCAACTTGCAAATCCAAGTCCGGTGTAAGTTCTTCGATAAACTGTCCGTTAGTTGGATCATACTTGCTGCCCTTACTGTCCGTAAAGTTAGTAATAAATTCGCAAATATAATGATACAAATTACCGTGATCGTAATCTTGTGATTCTGCAATGCAATTCATTGCGCCGCAAGCTGTCGGGCAATACTGCGATAATCCGGATTGAACGTTCGGGTTAACGTTATGAGCCGACACAATCTTATCACGCAAATCAAAGATAGTCAAATCCTGACCATACGTTCCTTCTGAATTATAAAAGTCATGAATTAAATGAATTCTAATACCTAAATCAGCCGAACGAAAACCGAGGCCAATAGTTTCATATGTAGCGGGTGAAACTATTTCGATAAATGCGGCGGGTCTAGGCCATGAATACCCTTTCCCATCTTCGGCATATACGAGTTGATTATTCCACACGTGCGAATATAATGGCACTGTTTGACCGTCTTGATTCACTACCTGAATAGTGGCAAGTTTTGCAAGTAGATCTGTTATGACTGGGAGAATTCCGCTCATGACTTAAATACTTTTAAATACCACAAACTAGAATCGCTTTGAATCTTACTCACCTCAAAACGATAAGGTTTCCCATCAACAATATCAAGTAATTTGCTAAAATCAACGTTTTTAATATCATCAGTTTTAAGTGCTCCAAAATCTCTGGGATCAAATTCGATGTATTTTATTGCTTCCATATCCTATCAATTGTTTTGGTTATCAATTGTGTTTGCATTCGTGTTAATTCGGCAGTTTGCCCTACAAATTGACGTTTTGGCATATTGATTGAATGCGCGCCTATGTTTACGTCCTGTTGAAAATTCGCACCTTTTGCCGTTGAAAACTTCGAACGTCCGGTTCTCATATTAACATTAAAGTTCATTGCTCGTGACGTTGCACTTTTATTTATTGTACCTCCCTCATTGTGAATCTTTGCATACGGCAAATCAACGATCATTCTAAATCCATTACCGTTCGTTTGTGTTGTTCGTGCCATGTTTGATACCGCACGCCGCAATGTTCCACCTCTGACCTTATATCCAGCACCAACTAATATCGGACTTGTTCGCCTTTGTAATCCTTTTTTCTTCGGATATTTATAGGCTTTTTCTCCTGGTTCGCGCCGTTTTACTTCTTTCCACTGTTGACCGTCAAAACCCTGTTTTTTGAACGACGACAAAAAATAGTTTTGCGCTTGATTTGGAAGCAACACCATTATCTCACGTTGACTTTGCGCAAGTTTTTGGCGAACTATATCGAAGTTTAAACGGTCGGCTGCCATGGCTTATTCGTCTAGTTCTTTTACTGATCCGCCACAAGTCCACCCTTGCGATTCAACCCATGAAACAAATCGATCATTCATTTCATCCTCAGACACAAAGTCTTTACATGAAATTACCATGTGAATCTCAATTTGCTTTTCTCCAACCGTTTCAAATAAATCAGGAAGTCGATCAACGAAATCAAAAGACAAAAGGTTATTTCGTTCAAAAGAATATATATGTAAATTATATCCTTTGCGTTCCTCGTTTTTACTTAAAAGATCATCTTTTTTAAATGTCCAAAAATCTTCTTTTAATCTAATAAATTCAGGTCTGTCGATTTGTTTTTCGTTTGTGTCCATAATGATTGTGTTTTATGACGACTTGCGCCGATTAATTTTTCAACTCAAAGTTAACAAATAAAGCGTATGATTTACCAATTGTTTCATGTCAGCAATAATATTTTCCAAATCTGAATCAACTTTTGGATCAATTATCGACTGAATATCGCCGTTCAAAAATAACATCAGGTTGACAAAATACGGTTGACAATTTTGTGCGGTGCTGATGGTTATTGAGCAAACACCATCAATCCGGCCATATTTGCCCTGATAAGTTTCTATAAACGCGTCGGTCAATCCGAGCCAATCATCATAAAATTTATTAAGTGTGCGGTGTTCGGGGTCTGATTTCGTATTCCAATGAATCAAATGAATTTGATCACGTGTTTCAAGTAATCGTTGAAGGACTTTAAGTGGGGTCATAACTAATCGTTTTTAGGTATTTTGAGATTAAAATTATTTTTCGCATACTCCCGATCTTTCGGCTCAACCTGAAAATATGGATGCTCCGGTGAAAATACATATCGGTCAATGCCAGGGTTCATTTTAAAAATGTCATCCATCTTTGCATCGACTTCCTTATCTATTCGCCTGACTTCTGAGTCTGGTGTTAATTTAACTTCATCAGATTCGTGTTGAGTTAGTACACAAAAACAGTTAAAGTGGTTAAGTGGGCTTTTCGTTTTCCATATTGGATCACTAACCGGCGCGGTCAGTCCATCAAGTGGTTTGCAAATCGGGCAAGCATCGCCACGAGCATCATAAATCAGAATAGGCAGCAAATCCGCATTTCGTTCAATCTCATTCCACTTAATTGCCATCTGTCCCTGACCTTCGGCGGTATTTCTTTCGGTCAATCCCCAAGATTCGTTCCACGTTTCAAAAGTTTGGGAGGCAAGTTTATTAAATTCTCGGTTTGATCGTAGATTACCAGATTCATCAAACATCAGCGATCCGATTTCTTTTAATTCCTGATACGACTTAGCCGCACTGAACATATACACATTTTCACGCAATTCAGTGAGCAATTCCAAATCAACGCCACCGAAATCAGCCAACGTACCGCCAAACCCTTGATACAATCCTGATTTCATGTAATCGGCAATTTTCAGGTATAAACTTTCAGGTATGGCATATTCGGAAATCGTTCCGGCCATGATCCCATCAAGTAATTCCTGTAATTCGGCTTCGGTATATGTGAATTTATCGGGCATTTACAAAGATAATTAAATTCCGTAAGCAATACCATTTTTGCCCCAGGCTTTGCCGTTTCCGGCTGAAATGCCTTTTGTTCTAAGCATTGGAATTGGTGGTACTGTATAATATTCAAAAGCTCCTAGATCTGGAGTAATTCCACTGTAGGGTAATCCAACGTCCGTGCCTGTGTCAACTAAATCAGATGACGAAGCAAGTTTTAGAAAATTAAGATTAGGTAAATCTCCATTAACCTGTCTTATTCCTGAAACTCCAGTTGTATCAACGCTAATAAAATCAGAATCCGATACGGAATAGGTAGTATTTGTGGCAGCACCACCCCCACCATCCATTACTGGTGAAAATGTATTGTGATCAACAATATTTCTTGTTCTACCTAAATAGGAATAATAATCTTTATAAGATATATTGTTTTTAAGAGTGGCAATTCCTGTTCCAGTAACAGTCTGAAAATGAAATCCAGTAGCTCCCACTGTATTACTATTCCTAAAGGATGTATTATTATAAATATACATATCAAAAACAGAATTAGTCGTATTTTCATCATAACCACCTATTTTATTGTCAAATGACAAGCAATTGGTAGCTGTGCGTTGTATTCCAGATTCCTTAACTCCATCAGCAGGTCCAAGTTTAAACCCAGTACCATTGCCCTCTGTTATGTGTTTTCCATTTCTAAATGCCCAGCATTTATTTACAAACATATACCCATCACTTCCGAACTGGTCGTAACCATCGTCAGAGTTTTCCCATGATCGACATCCGTCATAATATACATGACTTCCTGCATTTACATTTGCCTGAAATCCATCAGCGTAACCTCCATTGTCATTTTGATCATAGTTTTTATATGAATCGCAATTTTTATAATAAATATAATTAGCGTCACCTCCAACCGTAAACCCATCACCACAACTTGTAACAGCACAGTTCTCAATAACCATATTTGAACAATACGAAACAGACCATCCGTTAGATAATCCATATGTGCTACCGTTAAAATAGTCTCTACAATTTTTAACTGTTAATCCTTTAATATGCCAAAAAGATGAGCTTACAAATGCTATCCCGAAATGTGTACCATTTCTAGTAGTTGTCATTTCAGCACAATCCAAAACAGGTCTCTCACCCGGATACGCAAATACCTTAATTGTATCAGAAGATGATCCAGAATGACCACTTCCAATTCTGACTCCGTAATATGCAGTAGAGTATAAAAATCCAGAAGTAGCATAAGTTCCACCTCGAATATATAGAACATCTCCGGCTACGATTGTTTCAAATCCTTTTTGCCACGTAGCCCAAGGGCTACTAATGGTACCTGAATTATTGTCGTTTCCATTTGTTGCAACATAGTAAGTTGCAGAAAATGAAACAAATGGAAGTATGAGTATTAATATTATAAGTATCTTTTTCATATATAAAAATTATGGAGTTAATCCATTTCCTGAATTATAATCAATCGTTACGTCAGTTGATGACCAAGCAACACTAAATAAACACGGTTCATCAATTAAGCCAAGAATCGCATTAGTATCGTTAACCTCATTCCCTACGTATAAATAGTTCGTAAAAGCTGGAATTGTACCAAGCAAGGATCCTGTACTGTCTGTCGTCACATTTTCCCCATTTAAATATATTTTTGTAGTTGTTCCTGCTGAACTTACAACAACCAAATGATACCATACGCCAACGGATAGATCATACGTTACCCCATCAGAACTAACCAACGCACCAGAATTATTTCTTGTTGTTGCTCGTATAAAGCTAGATGTATTGTAAAGTCTAACTCTAAAAGCATATGTTCCATCAGTATTTCTCAAATTGACTAATTGCATGTAGCTTCCAGTGGTGGAAGGAAGTGTATTTAACTTAAACCAACATCTAAATGTAATTTTATCCGTATATCCTGTAAGTGTTGAATTTGGTACCACTCGCGAATAATCGGTGTTTGTATCAAACAATACAGCCTTGCCTAATTTCCCAGTTTGATTAACGACTCCACCGCTTAGTGTTAGATTAGAATGTCCGTTAAAATCTATGAGTGTAGTTCCTGCTATTTCGTCAAATTTCCAATAAGCAATTAATCCATTAGTTAAAATTGATGGAGTTGACGCTACATTATTTTGGCTTGATGA